CCAATGGTGGGACCCATTCGCGCAGGATCGCGCAGCCAAAGCTAAAAAGCGCGTGCGAAATAGAAGCATGGTCTTGTTAGAGAAGTTCAGCGCAACAGGTGATCCTGAGCCCTTGGCTGTCGAAATGGATCTGGATGGCCGCACATCCACCGTTGACAGAGTGTTGAACACATTGGCCGAAGAGTTCCCGCAGATTGATGTGGTGATTTCTCGCCGTCATCCTTGGACGGTAACATTCGGCGAAGACCCAGATACGGGTGAGCGCTTAATGCGCGCAATGTTGGAAGCGCATAGAGGCCTTAGCGTAGACAAGGTGAAGAGCGCAGGTCAGCGTTTAGCTTTCATCAAGGCCGTTATCGACAAGGTAATCGCCGAATCTACAGAAAATGCTCCGCCGACTGGCAGCACCAGCAGTGAGAGCCTCAGCCCCGAAATGGCAACCCCAAACCCTTATAAGCCAAGTCCATCTGACGGTCAGAGTGGTGACGCAACGTCTAAGGAACCCCCTCATAGCGGCGCTAGCACAGGGCATCACGATTCATCGAATGCAGCTACGTCTCCGGAGGCTATACCCAAAGGCAAACGGCCAAAGAAGCCCGAGCATGATCGCTCAACCTTGGCCTCCAAGACCCTACCAAACGTAATTCACGTTAGCAGCAGAAGGCTCAAGCAAATCTACAACGAGGCTCTGAACATACCGGTAGACACACAGCGCAACGCAGCGGCTATGTTAATACGGTTGTTTTTGGAGCTGAGCGTAGAAGCCTATTGCAAGGAATTTGTCCCTTTACCGAAAAAGCACCAGGACAAAGCGGATTGGGGCGCACGAGGCATCCATTTAGACGAAAAAATCAAGACGACACTTCATCACCTTGATCCTGAACGAAAGGACCGAACGCTTAACCACGCCCGCGAAGGTGTTACATCCGATACTGCCCACGCACACACAGTCACCAATATGCATGGTTTCATGCACGATCCGGAGCGGGTGCTTAATCCTAAGGAGTTAATACTGATTTGGGATCGTTGGTTTGGCTTGCTAAATGCAATCCACGTTAAATTGGATGCCAAAAAATAGAGCTGGCCAGCAAAGTGCTTTTGCTGTAGACGCATGCCCAATTGGAGGGCCTATGCTCTATTTTTCACCCTTGCGCTATCCAGGCGGAAAGGCGCGTCTGGCCCGGTACATGGGGCAGCTGATTGAAGCTAATGACCTTGTGGGTGGGCACTATGTCGAGCCATACGCCGGTGGAGCTGGGGTTGCGCTTGCTATGCTATATTTGGAGTACGCCAGTCACATTCACTTGAATGATCTTAACCGGTCCGTCCACGCTTTCTGGCGGGCTTGCCTTAGCTCGCCAGAGGAAATGTGCCGCCGCGTCAACGATACACCGCTAGACATGGAAGAGTGGAACAGACAGCGCGAAATACAACGCGCCCCTGATCCTTCGATTATTGATCTGGGTTTTTCCACACTCTACTTGAACCGTACCAATCGGTCGGGAGTGATCAAAGGCGGCGTAATCGGGGGCAAAGCACAGGCTGGGCAATGGAAAATTGATGCTCGCTTTAATCGCAAGAACATCCAAGAACGCATACAGAAACTGGCCAGCTACCAATCGCGCGTTTCGCTTTATCAAAGGGATGCCCTCGATCTCATCACAGAATTAGCTGATAAGACACCTCAGAAGACCCTGTTCTACCTAGACCCCCCATATTATCGGAAAGCAGATAAGCTTTACGACAACCACTATAAAGCGGCCGATCACGCGAACCTCGCAAGTGCGATAGGTAAACTTAACCGCCCTTGGGTTGTCTCTTATGATGATCAACCAGAAATCAGAGAGCTTTATAAAGACTTCTCGCAGGAAGGCTTTGGCATCGGTTATTCTGCGGGCACCGTCACCAAGGGCTCTGAAGTCATGATTTTCGGCAATAAGGTGGCGAACCGCCCCGGCACAATCTCTACTTGGCGTGGATTTGCCGCATAAGATTGTGTGCCCAGCAGCCTATCTATTACCTGACCACTGGCGGCGCATCAGTCCGTTTTGGACAACTCAGCCCCTTCATGCCCATCTCGGCATGCCATCGGCACAGGCGGGCGACAGTCGCCCAGCCCCGCTCGCCCCACATCTCCAAGGCGATCACATGCGCGACAAAAGCCTGCTCGCTTTCCAGCGCGGCGGCGGTGACCTTTGGCTTGGCCTCGACGGTCAGGTCAGCAGTCGGCGGGTAAATCCTTTGGCTTTGCACCTTGGTCGCGCAGCCACTGGCAAGTAAGGCGGCGCTGGCGAGGGCTAGGCTTGGCATCAGGCAACGAAGAGACCGCATCGGCCCGCTCCTTTTCTCGGTTGATGTTGATTTGAATGTCGGTCAGGCGCTCGCCGCTGGCCTTGTCAGAGGCCTTGATGGCGGCATCCAGCGTCTGGGAGCGTTCCTCGGCGGCAATGCGGTCGCGCTTGGCTTCCTTGCCGGTGTAGTGACTACAGGTAGCCAGCAAAACCAACAGCAGAACCAGAGCGAGAATGACGGCCCATGCCAGCGTGGACAACGCACGGACGGCCTCACGGATACCGGCGATCATGCCTCATCCTCCGACACACCCGCCGCCTTGGGGCTAAGCCTGATGATCTGTTTGAAGGGCAGGTCCGGCCCGTTCGGCCAACGCATACCGCCCTCGGCCAGACGGCTCTTGGCGATCCGCATGATGTTGACGCTGTTCGACTGGTTGCCGCCCAGCACATGGAAGTGCGTATCGTCCTCGCCCAGATAGAGGCCGACATGGCCGCCACCGTTGCGGGTAAACACCAGCACACAGCCAAGGCGTGGATCGCGCAGTTCGCGGCCCCATTTACCGACACGCCCCCACTGGGCCGCGCGGACGGCAAGAGGTGGCACAGGAAGGCTGCACCGCTTCATGACCATGGCCATGAAGGTGCCGCACCATGGCGTCTCATCGTCGTTGACCGGAATGCCCAACACCTTGGCACCCAGTTCCTTGATCCAGCCCATGATGATCGGGCTGTGCTTGGCACCCACGATTTCGCGCACGCCAAGGTGCTGGCGGGCCTCGGCCAGCCAGTAAGGATCGCGCATGGCGACCTCCATTGTCAGATTGTGGGGTTAGTGGTTCTCTGCCTGCATGGAGACGAGACGGAAAACCGACTGGGTTGAAACAGGCGCGATCGGCCTAACGCTTGCCGCTGTGCTGTTTCAGACGGTCATGCTGGTTCGCTCGACGTCGCCAGAAGTGAAGCAGATCATACCGGCCATCCTGCGCACCATCGAGCGCATCCGCCCGACGAAGGATGAACTTCAGGTGCCGGTTCAGCAGGTAGGTGGCCAGCCCGCTCAGGAACATCAGATCGGCCAGACCAACGCCCTGCATGTACCGGCTGGACGCAGCGAGGATCAGCCCTGATGCCATCACGCACAGCCCGTATCGCTGGCCACGTGTCACCCTGTCGCCCCAGCCCATCAGGGCCGCAAGGAAGACAACGGTGACGATAACCACGGCCAACAGGCCGCACAGAACGGCAATCATGGGGTTTCTCCTTCAGGTGATGCCCCCCCGATGGTCAGCCCCCCGGCCTTGAACTTGACCAATCCGAACGGGTCGCGGCTGTACTTTGCTGCGGCCTGAGCCAGCCCAGACAGAACCACCATGCCAAAGGTGCCGGTCAGGAAGCAGATACAGGCCACCGCCTGAAACGGCAGATCGCCGCTTAAAGGCCATAGATGCTCGGCCACCACGACCAGCATAGGGGCCACCCACAGCACCGCCGCCATACCTGCCGACAGGCTCACCACCTTGCCGCGCATAGTTAGCTTGTCGCCAAAGGCCATGCCCAGCACAGCCCCCGCAATGCCGGGGATATAGGGACCGACCAGACGCAACAGGTCAGCCAGCGCACCTGAAGGTGGCGGGGTTTCAGCCATGACGGCCTCCTAGATTTTCATAGGTATGAAGGGTGACGAACCGGGTTCGTCAGGAGGGCTTATTCGCCCTGTGGTTCGTCCGGCGGCGTGACCGGCGGCACAATAGGTGTTGCGACATTGCGCGAAACCAGCGTCCTCAGCCGACGATCCAGATCGTCCATGACCTTGGCGACCGAAACTGCATAGGCTGGAAACTCGGGATCGGCAGCGGCCAGATTGACCCCATAGGTTCGCAAAGCCGCCGCTGCCGCAGACAGAGAGCAGGTCAACGGCTCTGTGCTACCCAGACCCAGCGCAACCAGTGGCGCCAATAGGGCGCGATTGGCAGCCTTGGCCGCCTCGGCCTGTGCGGCATCGTGCGCGGCAAGTTGGCCGCGAAGGACTTCAGCTTCTTCATCCGTCAATGCTTGAGACATTCTCGTTTTCCTTACTCGCTGCTGACAGCGCCATATTTTTGTGTGACGTCATCGGCCATGGCGGAATCACCCGACACGCTGATGTTTGTTCGGCTAACGACCTCAACCCGATAGGTGCGCGACTGGGTGCCGCCCACATTGTCGGTGAAGGTTCTGCTGCCCCCTGCAAACTCGGTAAAATAGGTTTTCCCGACAGTGCCAACGGGCTGACCGGGCCATGGCTCAGGCTCATAGTTGACTGTGTAGGTGCCGCTGATAGCCATGGTGTCCACCAGTGTTTCATCACCGGTGCCGATCTTGCGGTAAAGGCGGACCAGTGCCGAACAGCTTCCAGTGACGGTCGTGTCTTGCTTGCCCCACCGTTCCCCCATGCGGGAAAAGTCGTAGGCCCAAGCAATGGTGATGGGACCGCCATTGGTCGCAAACGGCCCCAGTTTTACGCTAACGGGATACAGCGAACTCGAACCTTGAACGCTGTTGCTGATCGTACCTGCCAAAATAGAGCCCCCGAAATAGGCTCGACCGGACGTGTCTCGCCATTCGGTGGCGTTGTTCTTGCGCATGTTCACGACTTCTTGGAACGGCCCGAACCAGTAGATCAGGTTGTCGTTTGGCAACCTGCCCATGGCGATCCGCCCTGCGCCCACCCGAATGCTTATGAACGGATATCCGCTGATCGGGTTAAGCTCGATCTCGCGGTTAGGGCCGATATAGAGCGGCCCCATGATGTGGACGAACCCGCCAACGATATCCATCACGCGATGAACCATGCCGTTGATGATGTTCTTCAGACGCAACGCCGAGGCTGTCAGCGATGCCGTGGAACCATCAGGGCCAGCCTGAAGTTCAAGGTCGAACGGATCGCCACCAGCGCCACCCGTGACACCGAAACGGGCAGAGCCGACCTGATCAGCTGTATTGGCTGCCACAGCAGCCGTGACGCTTAGTTGGGACGAGATTTCTGACAAAGCCCCGCCACCCGCTGGGGCGGAATAGGCAGGAATCTCGGTCGCGTCAGGCCGCATTCTGGCGAATACGAAATGACGAGCCTCCAGAACGACCGTCGTGGCTGGCGTTCCCTGACTTTGTAAATACGCTTCAACCGTCAGGTAGCCATCAACGGGTACAGTGAACACTCGGCCCACACGATGCCATTGGTTGTTGCCATAAGTGGACTGGAAGTCAGAGTTAGGCACCCCGCCCCAAACCGAACCATCATTATTGAAAATACGGACCACGATGGCCCATCTTGCAGGAGCGCCACCTGCCGCCGCACTCTCGTCTCTTGCGTCAAACGCAATGCCAATGCGCTCGCCAGCCGCCACGCGCCAAGAACGCATGTTGTAACTGGTTCGCTCGGCTCCGAATGGCCCTCCGCCGAACTCGACTGACCCCATGCTGACCATGCCGGGCTCTTGTAGACCCCCGCCTGTTTTCCGCACCGCGAGGCGAGAACCATTCGGGTTTTCGATTGTAATATTGCCGCTGGCTCCACCCCATTGCTGTGTAAAGCCCTTGGTGCCTTGGGAGAGGTCGGCATTATCCCACTCGTTTTGAACTCCGGATTTTGCTGCCAAATTGGCACTGATTTGGGCCGATGACGCAGCCGCACCGGCATTGGATGCTTGAGTGATCGATGTAGCCGCCGCGTTCTGCGCCGCTACCTTTTCAGCCCGTGCGCTTTCCTCGGCATCCTGCGCCGCCGATGCCGATGTGCCTGCCGCCAGACTGGCCGCCACGGCCCCGTCACGGGCATCGACGGCCTGATTGCGATAGGCCAGACCATCAGCCGCATGAGCACCGGCCTGAACCGCAGAACCTTCCGATGCTGCGGCCCAGTCACCGGCTTCACCCGCAGAGGCATCAGCTTGCGCTGCCGCCAGCACCGAAGCACTGGCGCTGTTGTCGGCCTCTTCCTTTGCAGCTTCGGCCAACAGACGCTCGGCATTGGCTGCCGTGGCGTGGTTGCCCGCCTCATCCGCCTTGGTTGTCGCAATGCCCGCCGCGACATTTGATGCGGTTGCTGCTTCACCAGCTTTACCGGCTTCCAGTGTCGCCAACGCCGCCGCACCCTCGGCACCCGCAAGGATCGCCTCGGCCTCGGTGATGACGCCATCCACACGACCATCCAGATCAGCCACGGCCTGCGCATTGCTCGCCGACAGGGATTCCACATCTGTCAGCTTGTCGAGGATGTCCTGAACCGGCTCGCCATTCAGATGGGTGGTGTCGCCCGCAACCAACTGACCCGCAAGGCGGGGGCCGATCATCAAACTGTGGGACGGCGTTCCTTGGGCAGACAGGAACTGGACTTGAACCCAATATTGGACACCACTGACCAATGGACCGATCTGGTATCCTTTGGACTGCGGCGGACCATAATAGCCCTCAAGCCAGTTGCTGTCGTCGGGCACACCTTCTGCATCTTTCGCGAACGAGATCCGAACGCCGACAACATCAGGATGGTCGGCGACCCCTGTAACCAGAAAAAAAGGCACCTGCTGTCCGCTCGCCAGCGGGGGCAAGGGAACAGCATCCCATTCTGTATTCGATGGTACGGGTGGCGGGTTTTTTCGCGCCACAAAAAGCAGAGGTTTTGAGACCCGCCCATCGACCGTCATGGCCACGATCTCGAACTCGAAACGCGTGGCCTCTTCACCGGCAATATCCACGGGTGCCTCGCGCAGGGGCGGCGTGACCACCTCGCGGGCAGATGCCGAGAGTGCAGGCAAGTTGCTCCAAGTCGAAAGCTCACCGCTGGCCGGTGCCGCCCTCCAACGCACGCTAAAGCCCGACAAGGGCGAACCTCGCCAGACCGGCATATCAAAACTGATGCGCACGCCGTTCGCATCCACCTGCATACCCAACAGGGTTGGCTGGGGTGGATTGACCTGTCTTTCACCCGTCAGATGCGACTGCAAAGGCGGGATCGGCCCTGTCTCACCGGCCATCAACAAGGGCGCAACATATCGCACCCCTGTCAGGATCGCCGTCAGGTTCTCGCCGGGGGCGATGCCTACGATCTCGACATCTTCGGTCGTGCGCTCCGGTTCGCCAAACTCGACCAGATCGCCCGCCTTGGCCGTCAGGGCTTCCGCACGCGGAGCCGCAAAGACCAGCTCGCGCACCATGCCCGGCGTTGTCAGAACAGGCACTCCCGTATGGATGCCTGTCGCCGTGCGCATATCGACCACATAGTCGACACCGGCCACCATCTCGACCGCATCGGTCAGGCGCAGACCCGACACCAGTGCCCCCTCGAACCGGCGGTTGCGCACGCGCAAAGATGGCCCAGAAGCCCGCGTCTGTGACAGACGAACACGGTCGCCATACTCACAGGCCAGATATTCGACATCGGTTGTCCAACTGTCGAACCTACGCTGGTGAATGCGTTGACCCAGCGCCCACCGCCCGTCGAGATAGGCCCGTTCAAGGGTCATCTGGCCTTCCAGCTGCAACTGCTCGTACAGCGTAGCGGCCTCGACACCCGGTCCCGCGACCTCGGCATAGCCATCGGCAAAGACGATGACCTCGTCTTCTTCGCCTTTTTGTTCGATATTGGCGAACTTGACGCGAAACGCATGGACCGGCTCGGGATAGACGATCTCGAACGTATGGTCGCGAAGGTTCGCCCCCGTGAACATCTGTTTGGGCGCAGGCTTTTCGACCCAGCATGACGCGGCCAGTTGCGTACCGTCATCAAACAGGCTGGCGCGACCCGACTTCTCCAACAGGGCCAAAGCCTCTTCCTGTGATGCTTCGCTGGTCAGGTAATGGTGCGCGGTCCAGCCATATTCCTCGCACAGGCCATACCAAGCCCGCAGACGCATATCGGCTTGTGCAGCAGGCATAGGGTGTGCTGCACATTCGCCGGTCATCAACCATCTGGCTACCGCAGCGGGATTGCTGCTGGTAGCAATGGTGTTCCAGTCCACCCCGTTAAAGATCGGGATTAACGGCTTGATCCGGCATGTTATCGGGGCCAGACCGCCCTGATTGATCGCCGTGGCCCGTACAGCGAACTCTATGACCGACAGGGTTTCGTCGGTAATCGGTGCCCGATAGGCGATGGCTTTCAGCGCAGTCCAGGTGATGTCGTCGCGGCGCTTGTCATTGCCGTCTGCGGGTCGGGTCCGCTGGACCTCGAACTCGTATCGGCCATGAGGCAGGTTGACCGAGTGGGTAAACCGCTGCGGGTCCTTGGACGATGATGTACGGCTTGCACTTGGGGCCGACTGCCAGCCACCCGTCGCCACACCATGTTCGTCAATCGGGCGATACAGGATTTGCACGCCGACCGTGACCGACAGCACCCGACCATCATCCTTGCCGAACCACAGACCGCTGGGCAGGAAGAAATCAAAATCGAACTGCGCACCATCCGAAGATGCGGCCCGCACGATCGGAGTGGCGCTGGATGGCGTGGCTTCCAGCTTTTCCGTCAGGTCCAGCTGGTCAACATCATTGTTATATAGCTGCCAGACGCGTGGACCCGGCGTCAGATGTTGCGCCATGCGAAAATCGCCCGCACCCATGCTGGACACCAGCGTATCGCCGATACGGATTTCATCCACTTGGCACGCGCCGCGATGCAGGCCCAGAATACCGTACAGCCACACATCGTCGCCAATGTTGCGGGTAAAGGTTTTGGCGGCAAAATCGGGGGCCACAATGACCTCGCCCAGTGCCACTGGTTGCGGACCAAACAGGCGATATTGGTTGGCTCCGCTTTGCAGGGCGTACCGGTCATTGGCTTTTTCTGATGCCTTGGGACGGTTCATCCCCGCAATGGCGGCCTGACCCACCATGGTCACCGCCGTCGCCAACATCCGCGCCAACAGTTTGCTGGTGATAGCTCCGCCCGCTCCGCCACCGACCCAACCGGCCACAGCTATAACCGCCACCGATAGCAGGATTTGGCCGATATCTTTTCTTCCGCCGCCACCGCCACCCAGCGGCTCGACCACCACGTTGATGACCTCGTCGGCCTGCAACACATGGTCGGTGGCTGTGGCGCGATCCAGACGCACACCGTCAACATAGATTTCGGCCCGACCAAGGGACTCTACCGGCATTCCGGCGCGGATGGCCTCTCGCAACAGGTCGCGGACGGTTGCGCCCTCTGACAGTTCCAGATCAATCGTGCCTCGGCCAAACGGCTCGGGCGATACGACAACGGGCACCATGCCATCGGCCATGATACTTCCCCCAAGGCCCGCGCCTCGGAGAAGGGCGTCAGGCCGTCACAATTTCGGAAACAAAGGCCGGGACAAAGGCACCGGCCAAACGATAGGGGCTTAAGGGCGCTGTCAGATCGAGCAGGGCCGTGCCGCATGTCACATCGGCATGCAGGATCACTGTCGGCGACAACATAAAGCCCACATGGCCGATCCGGCCCATCCAGCGCAGGCGGGCAATCACACCTGCCTGTGGCGCAACCTCGCGCCAGTCCGCCATGCCTTCGGCCAGCAACCGCGCCCGCTCTTCACGACGATGCGGTGACAGCAAAACCGCCGCCTCATACCGCTCGGCATAGCTGGCCACCGCCACACCGCACCATTGGGCCAGACACCAGTGACCGAGGCCCAGACAATCCCAGCCCTTGGGTGTTGTGCCCTTGGCCACCCACGGTACCCCGATCAGATCGGCGGCACGATCCATCAGGTCGGCGGGCACCCTCATACGCATCAGAACAGCCCCTGAAACGCACCGGGCGTATAGCTGAAGGCCACCGCCGGTTCGCGGGCAAAGTTGCGCGGGATGATGGTGGCAGAAACCTTTGAACGGTCCCCACTGACGCCTTGGATACGTGCCCCTGTAATGGCCCGCTCATAGACATCAGGGTCATCGACCCGAACCACAGACAGGCCGATGGTCGGCGGGGTCAATGATGCATCACAGGCATCCTCGATCCGGCGGTCCACATTGGCGATAGTCAGTTGACCTTCACCGGCGCGGTTGTCCTGACTGGGCGCGGCCCATTTCAGGGCAAACGGGAAATGCTGGTACACCTCTCCATTGGCGACAATACCGCCCGGCCAGTCGGTGACGCGTATCGGCTC